CAACACATTGACGACAAAGAAGGTGAAATAGCATTATGTATATTAAGTGCTATTAATGTAGGTGTTATTAAAGACTTAGATGACTTAGAAGATTTGTGTGATCTTGCAGTTAGAGCCTTAGATGAAATTATTGAATACCAAAAATATCCTGTAGAGGCGGCAGAAATATCAACTAAAAGAAGACGTTCTCTTGGTATAGGATACATTGGGTTAGCACATTACCTTGCTAAAAATCAAGTTAAATACAACGACAAAAAAGCATTAACTAAAGTCCATGAACTTACAGAAGCATTCCAATATTACTTACTTCATGCATCTGCTACATTGGCTAAAGAAAAAGGTAAGTGTGAATACTTTGAAAGAACAAAATATGCAGATGGTATATTACCAATTGATACATACAAAAAAGATCTTGACGAAGTATGCAACATTAAATTAAAATATGATTGGGAAGATCTTAGATCATATATCGGTGAACACGGGTTACGGCACTCAACATTGTCCGCACAAATGCCTTCAGAGAGCAGTTCCATTGTGTCGAATGCAACAAACGGAATTGAGCCGCCTAGAGGATACTTGTCCATTAAGAAGTCGAAGAAAGGGCCTCTTAAGCAGATTGTTCCGCAGTATCAAACCTTAAAGAATTTCTACACGTTGTTGTGGGAAATGCCTAGTAACGAAGGGTATATCAATGTAGTAGCAGTTATGCAAAAGTTCTTTGATCAGGCTATTAGCGGTAACTGGAGTTATAACCCAACACACTTTGATAACAACGAAGTGCCTATGAGTGTTATGTTACAAGATATGTTAACTACCTACAAGTTAGGTTGGAAAACAAGTTACTATCAAAACACTTACGATCTTAAACAAGATCCTAGTGAAAATGAAGAAGATATTAAAACAGAGATAAGTAATACGTTTGAACCCCAATTAGAAGAAAAAGAATTGGAAGAAGAGGCGTGTGAATCTTGTACAATTTAGCATTGACAAGTAAATACAAATAGTATATAGTAGTAGAAATAGTAGAGGAGTTAGCAAAGTAAAATGGCTAAAACAGTTTTTAATCAGGAAAAGGTAGACTTTACCAAGCAGAATATGTTTTTTGGTAAGGATCAGAACACACAACGATACGATACATTCAAATTCCCAGAGTTTGATAAGTTAAATCAAACAATGCTAGGATATTTTTGGAGACCTGAAGAAGTTTCTCTACAGAAAGATCGTTCAGACTACAATACATTTAGACCAGAACAGAAACATATTTTTACAAGTAACTTAAAATATCAAACACTATTAGATAGTGTACAAGGTAGAGGTCCATGCTTGGCTTTCTTGCCTTATGTTTCCCTACCTGAACTAGAAGGTTGTATTGTTACTTGGGACTTCTTTGAAACTATTCACTCACGTTCATATACACACATTATGAAAAATGTATATGCTGATCCAAGTGAAGTGCTAGATACTATTTTAGATGACAAAGAAATTATTAAAAGAGCAACATCTGTAACTAAAAACTATGATCTATTTACAGAGGCTTGTGATAACTATTTCCACAAAGGAAAAGGCGACATAAAAGAAGTTAAAAGATTATTGTTCTTAGCAATGATGAATGTTAATATCTTAGAAGGACTAAGATTTTATGTTTCATTTGCTTGTACTTTTGCTTTTGGTGAACTTAAACTGATGGAAGGTTCAGCAAAGATTATATCGCTTATTGCACGTGATGAAGCAACACATTTAAACTTATCAACACACATTATTAAACATTGGTTACGTGGTAATGATGATCCAGAAATGGCTAAAATTGCAAAAACACTTACTGATGATGTATATGATATGTGGCGTAAGTGTGTTGAAGAAGAAAAAGCATGGGCAAGACACTTAATGAAGAACGGATCTATCATTGGTCTTAACGAAAGACTACTTGGTGATTATGTTGAATACATTGCCAACAGAAGACTTAAGGCTCTTGGTTACGATCCTATTTTCAACCAACCATCAACAAACAATCCGCTACCATGGACACAACATTGGTTATCAAGTGCAGGACTACAGGTTGCTCCACAAGAAACTGAAGTTGAAAGTTATGTGATTGGCGGTATTAAACAAGATGTAAACAAAGAATCACTCAAAGGATTTAAACTATAATGACTGAAGAATTAAGCACAGTAGTATATTCAAAACCTAATTGTCCTTCTTGTGTTAAAGCAAAGGCTTTACTTAAGAACAAGAATATACCTTATGTTGAAAAGATCATTGGACAAGATATTGCAGTAGAAACACTATTGAAAGAGTTTGAAGTAAACGGTCTTCCGGCACCAAGAACTGCTCCACAGGTAATTTTACATGGTAAGTATGTAGGAGGCTATGAAAAATTAGTCGAACACATGGACAGCCATGGTATGAACTATAACCACTAGGAGTAATAATGTTAATAGAAGTTCCATATAAAAACGGAGATGTTGTAACCGTTAAAATGAAATCTGGTGAAGAACTAGTTGGAAAATTAGAAGCATCAGACGATATATCAATTAAACTTGCAAAACCTTTGACACTTGTTGCATCACAACAAGGAATTGGTTTACAGCCGTTTTTATTTACTGCTGATATTAACAAGTCTTATGTTATAAAATGGGAGGCAATTACTTTGGTAGCGCCTACCAAAAAAGAGTTTGCTGACACTTATTCACAGTCAACAAGTGGATTAGTATCGGCACCAGCAGGCCTGGCTGACTTTGTTAAGAAGTAGATCGCCATTTTAGGCGTTTGTATGCCAGATTTATTAAACAACAATACAATTACATATAATTAATTAAGTTAAAGGAGAAATAATATGTCTTCAATTCATGAGCAAATTATTGCTGAGTACGAAAACTATATGAAAGAGTCAGAAGCATTTGATTCTAAAAATGTTAAAGCCGCGGCGGCAAGAGCAAGAAAAGCCTTAGGCAACATGGGTAAACTTGCAAAACAAAGAAGAGCGGAAATCCAAGAACGTAAAAACTCTTTATAATTTCGAAAATGAATACGGTGCGTTTCTAACGTACCGTATCCATGTATTTAATTCCCATAAAAAAAGAATAAATATTTTTGCAAATAATATGCATAAATCTAATATAGGATACCTAAATGTCAGATAGAATCACGGGCAAACTAAAATGGTTTGATTCAAAAAAGGGTTATGGGTTTATCACTCGTCTAGAAGGTGGGCAAGATGTATTCGTTCACATCAGTGCCTTCAATGCGGCTCAGATTAACAATATTCATAATAAGATGATGTTGGACTTTGAGTTGATTGATAATAGAGGAAGAATGATTGCTGGTAACTTATCGATTCCAGAAAACTTCAACAAGTAAATTATCCAATTAAAAATTTTGTAATAACGTACCAAATTGCTAGGAATGTTAGTATGAATAAAAGAGGAGAAGGATTCTTATTCTTAAGTGGAGTTTTCTTTAGATCACTTAAAAATTCGTAAGGATTCATCTATGCTCTTGACCATTGTACTGGCGTACCTTGTGCATCAAGAACCATATCTCCTGTGTCTTTGTACTGAGCAACCATAACACCTTTGCCACCTTTAGGTCCTATATATCTACAAGGTTTGATTTCTCTATCTTGATGATACCTAGCCTGATGTACTGTTATGACACCTCGTACTTTTTTACCTGCCATTACTTACCTTGTCCTCTATAAAACTTTAAACTGCGTTTTTTAGATTTGTTCATACTAGCCATCTTGCAAGACTTTTTCTTACCAGATTGGCTTGTTTTTTTAGGTGTACTTTCATGTGGTGTAAAGTATTTTCCTAGTTTCATTTTACTTTCCTATCTTTTTGCTTCTACCAATTGGTAGTTTAATAGTTTTAGTCATTTCTTTGCCTTTTTTACCTATCCACGATACAACCGTAGATGTTGCCTTTGCTCCGCCTTGAAATGATTTAACTGCTTTTTTCCAACCCATAGCAGTTACTTCTTTGATTTCTTCTCCATCAGTGAATTTGAATATCCTATTTTTGGGCATAAAATCTCCTTTAGCATTAGTTATCATCTGAGACAAAAAATACGCACTTTATTCTTGACTTTTGCCCTTTTTGAGTGTATAAATAAAGGGTAATTGATGATAGCGACGTATGTCGTGTAGGCAAGACCCCGGGGCAGTACCGGGCACCTCCACCAAAAACTTCATCCGCTCAATGCACATTTGCTTGAGTGTACATTGAGGGGGTGAACTAGGATCGATTGATGCACTAAGGTTGAAGGAGATTACCGGTAGGCGAGACCGTTATATCAGCAACGTTATAAATGCAAACGACAATGCATTAGACAACGTTTCTTTCGTGAACTTCGGTACACAGAAAGACGTTCGTCTTAATGAGGATTTCGCCTTAGCGGCGTAATCGCTCGGGGTTGGCAACTTACCTAGCA